TATTTATTATTATTTATTATTATTTATTATTTATTATTTATTATTTATTATTTATTATTATTTTTTTATTTTTTATAATTATTTGATATAAAAGGTGGTTTTATCATATGATATATTATTTATTCTCATTGTATTTTTTTATAGTTACTCGGTATTAGTATCTTATTCATATTTATATAAAAAACAAAATAGTGCTTATTAATATTGCCATAATAAATCTCCCTAATGGCAATGGTTCATTGTAATCTTTGTCAAATAATTCAATATTATTAGATATTAATTTAGCTAACATTTCTAATATTTTATATGCAATAGGTAATGACAATATCGAAAATAATATACCACCATATATGGCTGTTTTAAATTTGCAAATATATTTATTAATCACACTTTCTGATTCCTTAGGTATTTCCATTACAGAAGGGGGTGTATATACAAAATCTGGCGTATACTTAATTTCATTACTATTATAATTTGTATTCATTTATTTACATATATTCTACATAATAATACAGTAAAAAATTATTTGGATTATTTCCACTTGTATCTCCAAATATAGAAAATACATTTGATAATAAGGATGTTGTATTAATTCCCGACATCCATGTAGGTATATTGTCATAAAAATCGTTTGAACATAATGCCAATGATTTAAACAGATTACAACATAAAATATATAAATCATCATTACATTCTTTTAACAGTCTAATTCCATCTGTGCAGAAATCAAATGTAACATTATTTGCAGTAACATTATTTGCAGTAACATTATTTGCAGTAACATTATTGAAATATTGATTACTTTCTTCAAATTCAGTTGAAAAGTCTTTAAAATATTTGATTGTCTTAAGAATACTTTCTATTGACATTTTTTCAAACCATTCAGGGCTATTATAAAAACCACGTCTTTCAAATTCAATTGATAAATCAGTATATGCCTGCATATTAGTTATCCAATTATATTGCAATTCTCTCGATTCTATTTTATTATATTCCATAAATTTACCAATATATAATATTGTATCTTCCTTTATTTTTTCTCTTGTATAAGGATTATATGGTATTTTTTTTTCATCAACACATTTTTTAATAAAATAATCTAATTCTATAACATCAAAACCATATGCACAATTATTATCTTTCAAAATAAATAATCTATTTTTAGGTATATCCGACAAAGATTCGCATGTAAATAAATCTTCAGTATTAATTAATTTATTATTTTTATTTAATAAATAATATTTAAACTTGTGTTGTAATATATTTATTTTATCAAATTTGCATATATTATATGATTTTGAATTCAATTCATTTAAGAAAATATATAATTCCTTTTTAACATATTTATTAGTTTGATTTAAGTAGCGTTTTGATAATAATAATAATAATTTATATGGTATATTTTCTAATAATTCTATAAAAAAAATACCTGAATTTTCTTCTTTATACTCATTTATACTAACATTTTCAGTAACATATTTATATAAATTAAATATATCATTCATATTTAAATTATGTTTATTACCAAAAACATTATTGAATATAGTATATGCTAAGTAATTATTATTATGATGATATCTACAAAAATTATTATTTTTCTTCACATTCTTTTTACACAACTTAAAAGTAGTTTTGTTTCTACACAAACATTTCATATTATTCTCCATATAATTATTACTTTAAATAATACATTTTTTATTTATATATTAGCTGGATATAAAAGTCCTGAATTAACATAACTATAATAATCGTATAATTTATCATTCATTGTTACATATTTAACACCATTCTTACTAACTACCGTACCTTTATTTTTGCGTAATTTTTGATATTTTTGATGTTGTTGTATTTTTCCTTCATTTAACATATTATTTGTATATGATAATTTAGTTGGATTAATATTAATTGGCCAATTATAACATTTATAGCCATTTTCTAATGGTTTATTTTTATTAGAATGTATTACACAATCCATAGATGCCGATTTTAACATATTTAAAAAAGAATTTATAATACTTTCCTTTTTTTGAGCTAATTTTAATATATGTTCGTCTGTTGTGAGCTCATTATCCTTTTTTCTAAGAGTAGGATTATTTGCTAATTGATCTTTTGTTAATTTCATTATATACATAATAACTTCTACATTTTGATCTTGTTTTGGAAGACTTACATGACTACATGTTCTAACCGCTCGGCCGATAACTTGATTTATTCTAACTGAATTCCAGAAATATTCTGTAATTAATACTCTTCTAACATTTTTCAAAGAAATACCTTCAGCTCCAGATTGAGTAATCATCATAGTTTTAACTAATTTACCATATCTTTGATCAATGCTATCAATATCTACTATTTGTGATTTAATATTATCGGATAATAGTGAAAAGTCACCATTAAATAAATTCATCAAAATATTAGTTTTTGTTCTATCGGCATTAAATACAACATAACGTTTCCCATCATATTTTTTTTCGAATACATCTAAATTATCAATGATGTATCCAAAATCTTCATTTTTAACTATATTAATTTCAACATACCCATTTCTATTCATTATTTCTTTAAAAACACCCAATCCTTCTACCATGCGAAATTGTGAATAAACTAATACTTTACCAGGTGATTCATTCATATCTTTTAACATTTCTGCAAATTTAGGACTATAATGTTTGCGCAAATTATCTATGTCAATAGAATTGCTTTTTACAAGTTTAGCCATAGCTTCTTCAAGCTGTTTTTCATACTGTACTGCTACAGCTTTATTTATATCTTTTTTTTCTTCTTTTTCATCATTTTCATCATCATCATCATCATCATTTTTGGCTAATTCTTTTTTCATGACCATGCGAATATCTTGGGGAAATGCTCGTTTTATGTCATCTGGAAACACAAAATTACATACCATTCTACTAAATGCTCTATATACCGAATTTACATCCGCATTACCCTTGTTTCCAAAACGTTTTTTTCTATCGTCCATTTCCATTTCTTTTCTTCTAACATCTACATATTTACTTAATTGATGACCAGTCATATTCAAATATTTAACATTTGTTGGCAACATTGTAGGGAAAAATTCAGATCCAGATGTTTTATAATAACTGAGGGTCCCAAGAACACGACGTTTAAACATATCTTCATTTTTAACCTTTATATTATCTTTATCTACATCATCTATAAATAGTTTATCAAATTCTTCTTTAATATTGGGTAAAGCATAATAACTCTTTGATTTGGTTTTTATAGATATTTTCAAATCTGTTTTATTTAATGTTTTTATAATATTAGCTAAAATAGTTTTTTCATCATTATCCCAATTTTCTTTTTTAATATTTAATTCATTATCTCTTACAAAACCATTTGTTAATAAAATTATGTAAATATTATTATCGTCGAAATATAATTCGTCAACATATTTATATAAATTATTATCAACCAATGTTTTAACAACAGTTTCTTTTACAGGTTGTTTAGATGCTTTTAATAATGATAATTCATATACATCCATTGGACCTCTTATTAAATTAATTAATGTGGCTATTTCGTATGGTTGATTAATAATAGGAGTACCTGAAAGTAAAACCATTTTAATATTTTTTGCAGACATCATATAATTATAAATAGAACGGGCTAATTTCGAACCATTAACTGTTCTACTAATAAAATTATGTATTTCATCAATAATAATAAATGAATCATCGAATGGTGACTTACCCATTTCTTTTATCATTTTAGCAGTTAGACCATTATAATTAATAAATGTATAGCGATTTCTTATAATATTACCAATTGTCGCATCAACCATATCTTTGTACTTACTAGGTATTTTTGAATACTTTGTGCTTTCTATTACTATTTCAGCATCTTTAATATCTTTATTATATAATGGGACCCAAACCAAACCATCTTTTTTAACAATTTTATCGGAAATAGCATATTTTGCTAATTCTTTTAGCATTTCTTTATTAGATTTTTTAACTTTGATCAATGTCCATGATTTTTTCAAATTTAATCCAGTTGTAGATATTTTCATTAATTCATTTTCATAGTTTTGAGATAAAGATGCAGGTGTCATTATTATTATTTTTTTTCGGTTGATGTAACCCTCTGCTGCTGCTATTGATGCTGCTGATTTTCCAGATCCCAATTCATGATATAGTAATATACCTCTATATGGACTATCAAATTGCATATAATCTTTTATTATTCTTTGCTGTGGAAATAAAGATACAGTTTTAATATCTATATCACATCCATCATCATTACAATCACAAGATTTATCTTTTATTTTGGTGTCATATTTCGATGGATTAAATGTTTTATAAACATATTTATTATATCCTACGCGATTTGGAAAAACCCATTCTGTGGGCTTTATTTCGATATCCATTGTCTACTAATATATTAATTTAAATTTAAATTAATAAAAAAATAATATGTTATATAATATATAGTAATGATCCATATTGAAAAATTACTTGATAAATGCGAATCAATGACTTTATTATGTACGCGTACAGCTACATATTGGAGTTATGTTAAAATGGGATTTAATATTCCATTAGTATTCACAAGCTCTGCTATGTGTATTATTAATAGTATAAGCACTGATGCAAATACTGTTAAGATACCTAATATTGTTGTTAATGCTATAAGTGTATTAATAATGTCATTATCTAATAGCATTAAATCCAGTGAAAAATTTGAATTATTCAAAAAATTATCACAACAATTCATGATGTTATCGCAAGAATTGGAAGCACTTGAAGGAGATGAACCCAATTTAAAAGAAATATTAAATATAGCAAATCTTAAATATGAAAATTTAATACAAGATTGTTCATTTGAAGATATACCTCAAAAAAATAAAACAAATGTAGCTAAATTATTTGGAGATGCCAATAGATATTTGCCAATACAATTAAATGGTACAACAGGTAATAATATTAATATACGAACTGTAATAAAAAGAAATACACCACCTGAAGTATTATCTAAAGGTGCATCGTTAATTACAATTGAAAAAAAAATTGATATAGAATCTGGAGAAATATATTAAATTATGCATATATGAAACCCATATCATTATATGCCATACTATCATCATCTGATTCTTCATCTATTTGTGATAATTTTTCTTCATTTTTTTCTTCATCATTATACATATTATTTATATTATTAAGGTCAATATTATCATCTTGTTCTTGATCCATTAAATCGTTTTTAATTCCAGCTTTTTTAAGATTACTTATCAATTGGTTTTCTTCTACAGTTTTATCATTTAAAATGTTTAATTTTTTTTGCTTGTTTTCTTCACGTTTTTTATTTAAAAAATCTATATTTTCATCCATAGTGGGAAAAGTTGAAATTTCAAAATAATTTAATAAATAACTTAATATATTTTTAGCATTTAATTCAACAAATTCGTTTGGTATTTCAACTTCAGAACGTATTTTACCACCATTTGTAGCACTTTCAGGACTAAATGGTAGACATATTACTCTACTGACTATATATTTATTAATTCTATTTATTTCAAATACAATATCATCATTTAATATTTTGTTTAATTTGTAAATATCTTTTAATATTTCTTTAATATATTTAATTGCACTATCAACTAATAAATTTATATTATCATCTTCATATTCTTTTTTATTAGAAAATAACATTTTAGAAATATTTAATAATATATTTTGGGAATTAATATTTTTATTTGTAAAATTTTTCATTATTTCTTTATTGGTGACTCTTGCAGTTTTAGCCAATATATTAATATTATCTTCTATTAATTTATCTATACTTTTAGAATTATTTTTGAATTCATCTATTATATTATTTGGAAACAATGGTGATTTATTATACATTGTATCAAGCCAATTATTTACAATATCATCATTATTATCAATATTATAAATATAATCCTTAATTTTTATAATATTGATATTATCATCATTCATTATTTCATCTTTAATACCAGATAATTCAGGGACATATCGTAAACCCCTTGATTTATTAGTTACTCTATTATTTCCATAAAAGTTTTTTATTGCTATTAAATCTTTGCGCCCTGCTTTAACTAAATCTCCATTTGTATCAAAAGAATCATCTATTTTTTTCAAGCAACAGCCAAGTAAATATTTATGTATTTTTTTGTAATTAACACCAGGCATATATAAAAGTGCATTTACAAAATCTTTTTCAAGTTGTTCTTTATTGCCTTCTTTATAACTTTTTAATAATTTTACTTGTTCTTTAATACCTCTTTCTATTTTCTTTTTTTCATTATCTAACTCGTATTTTTTCTTTAATTCTTTTAAAAAATCACTATATTTATTAATTATTATAGTTCGCACATTATCATAAAAGTTATCAATATTTATTGAATATTCATTATTATTTGCTAGAAAATCTAAAGTAGCCTCCAATAAATATGGTAATACACCATTCTTAGCTGTTTTTTCTAAACCATTTAATGGAGAACCATATAAATACCATTTATCAATAAAAGCATTATTTAAATAATTTTCATCAATTAATATTGTATTTTCAAGTATTTTTTCTTGTAAACAAACAATCCAAAAAGATAATGAATGTGCAAGAATATCATTTAGCGTTTCTAAATAATGTTTATTTATTTCGTATATTATAGAATTTATGTTATCGTCTTGATCTTTTACAAGACCTTCTAAGATCATTGATGGTTTAATTTTAATAAAATCAGCTATTGATATATGATCAATTTCTAAGTTTGCATCAATAAAGGCTTTTCTATATCTATCATATTTTGTTGGAACGCTTTTAAAATATTTAAATAATTCATTACATAATAGTTCATAATCAATATCAAGGCGTGATAAATTACTAATTTCATTTATTATACTGAGAACAATATGTAAATATTCTAAAAATCCTTCTTCATTTTTATAATTAATATTTTTAAGATATTTATCAAAATTATTGAATTTATTTACTCCATAAATATTTTTATCTAAATCATCAGCAATATTATCCATATCTTCTAAATCTATTTTTTCTCCAATAAATTCATTATCTATACCCCCTTCATAATTTTCTCTATCTTCACCTTCTTTTATGTCTTTTGCTTCACGATATGATAATAAATATTTTTTGCCGTCGTTGTCGTAATCGAATATATGATCAGTTGAGTATTCAAATAATATTTTCATATATTCGTGTTCATCTATAACATTTTCAAAATTTTCATGTGTACTTAATATATTATCAATAGCTTTAATACTTTCATTAACATTAATATTTTTGATAGATGCTTTAATTCCATTTAATAGTTCTTCTGGATTTGCATCATTATAATGTATAGAATTAATAATATTATAAATGTTTATTTTTTTAATATCAACAAGTTCATCTATTATAATATTATTAACCCGATACTGTTCAAGTGATTCTTTTAAACTCGCTAAAAAATTTATAGTTTTATCATCTAATTTTATTAACTTAATAGAAGATGAAAGTTTTTCAAAAAATGTTAATTTTTTATTTATCAAGTCACTTTTTTTTATTTTATATGGTCTATTAACATTCTTTCTTTCCTTTTCATATTTTGTTAATTTAATCATATGATCACATAACATTTCGAATTCTTTATCATTAATAAAATCTAATGAACGATCAAATCGCTTAAAAACGTTATCTATATTACTATAGTCAAGAGCAAAACTATCTTTAAGATATTTTACTACATCATATATTGATGGTCTTGTTGATTTAATCATATTATTAACATTTTTATAGTTACTTGATTCGACATAATTAATATTTATTGAATTGGATAAATGTTTAGCAATTTTTGTATATACGTAATCATTTACCGTGCAAACTGGTATTTTATAATATGATGCTAATAATGGTAAATTTACATCATCAATTGGATAAACGGGATAATAAACAGGATACTTTTCATTATTTGGCTCTATTAAAGCATTGATGCGATTTTTGGGTTTAAATTTTAAATTTTTAGAAGAAGGGTCATATGTTATTGAAAAAAAATATTTATTTTTTGAATCTTCATGTTTAGTTGTATGTAGTTTAGATAAATTTTTGAAATATAATGCATCTTCTTTAATATCATCTATAGATAGTTCATTATTTTTTTTAACCGCATCTACTTTAAATATATAATTTTCATAATTATCAATATTTCCACATTCTTTTTTTTTATTATCTAATATATCATAAAATAATTGGGTTACAGACTCTGATCGTTTTCTATCTTGAAACATTTCATTTAGATTTTCATATATATCATTTCTTGATAATGCAATAAAATGAGGATTATCTTTTATTATTTCATCTAAACTTAAAATTTCTAAATATTCAATATCATCTAAATCGTCATCTTCAATATTAAATATATTATTTTCAATTTCAATTGACATTGTGATATACCTTTCTCTTTTAATACAAAGATATATAAAATATTTATTTTACGTAACATTATTTTCAATTGAGAATTTGTTCCATTTTGTTTTAATATTTGACAGATTATCAATAATATCTTTACAATTAGCTTCAAAGAAGCTAATAATTACCTTTTCATCAGTGACATCTTCTAAAGTAATTCTAACAATCATTACTTGTTTTAAAGGATGTGGACAAATATACCCAGCATATACACATGTATAATCATTGAATTTGTTTTTTTCGCGAATATATTTATTATGTATATATGATTGAATTATATTTCCAACAGTATCATCTTCATCTTCGATAATAAATTCATAACAACCAACGATATCTTGAAATTGTTGAAGTTTAACTTTACTCGATTCTTCTAACTTTACTAATTCTTGTCTAATATTATTTATTTTTTCATTAATAATATCAATAGATTTTGATATTAAATATTTAGGTCCGACATTGATATTGATATATTCAATATCAAATTTAAATTTATTAGGATCACCATATTTATTTTTATAGTAACATCTTTCTTTTTCCAAAATGCTATCATATTTTGAAGCTTCGGAAGGATCTTGAATATAAAAGAAATTAGAAAGTGAAACAGGATTAAATGATGCATTATCCCTTGCAATACGTTTAACAACATAAGCTTTTAAATTTAAATGTTCTCCTGGTCTAAGTCTTGTAATCAAAATATGATCATTCGAAACCTTATTTCGTGGAAATAATTCAGCTAATTTTTTTTCTGGTAGTGGGTCATCATTCATATAAGCTTTTATGTCACTTGTTTTAACATTTATTATTTTAGGAGTTTCATTTTTAATATTTAATTCTATAACTAATGAATTATCTTCATATATTTCTATTTCCTCTTCTGTTAAACATATTGGAATTAATCCGATACGGTGTATTATAAATTCATTATGTAACGCACCTGTATTATTAATAATAGTTACAGTTGGATCCTCTTTATCAAGCTTCTCACCAACGATACCTGGAATTGGTATATCTGTTAGTATTGTGCGTCTTAAACCATTAACTATCGACAATTCTATATCATGTATTTCGAAACTGTGGTTATTTGAAGGATCTTTAACATCAAAGGTATATTTTTCGAACATTCTATTCTTACTTATATATTAATAAAATCTATATCTATATATCAATTTTTTATAAAAATAATTTACTTAATTTTTTTAAGAAGAGCTTTAAATTTATTATAAGTTATTTTACTAACGTCTTTTTTATCTTTTGATAGTTTATTTTGTATTATATATTTTATATTTTTATCAAAATTATTGAAACTTTTATTTATTTCAATTTCTTTGCTTTTTATTTTTTTATTATTGTCATAAACATTATTTAGATTTTTTTTAAATTTTTCTTGGAATTTAGAAAGGAATCCTAATTTACCTTTTTTAATATATTCTTGTTGCTTTTTTATATTTTTTAACATTTTTTTTTCTTCATTATAATTTTTATTTATAATTACAGTTAATGCTTTAATATTATTTTTTAAATTGTTATTTTTTAAATTGTTATTTTTTTTATCGGGAAACCCTCCGCCTTTTTGTTCAATAATACCTATTATATTTTTCATCTTATTTTCTATTGAAAATCTGATATCATCTTTAAGTTTATTTAAATCATATTGCATATTTAATATCTTAATTTGTTTATCTGTTATAGAAAACCCCCCACATTGGTCATATTTATTTAAAATTAATTCTTCTTGATTTGTCTTTAATTCATCATAAAAATCCTTAATAAATTTATTTGAATACATAGTCTATTATAAAAAAAGATTAAAAAATATTATCATGACGCTAAAGTATAAATAATCATACAAATTATTAGTATCATTGGTAATGTAGACATTATAGTTACTACCCAGCTCCAGAAATAACATTCACCAGATGTTAAACACGTTATATTATATGCTGTAACCAATATCATTAATATATATATTAAATACACTAACATATACATACCAATACCCTCTAAATATATATTTATAATCAAAGCTATAACCGTTGTTATAATACTAATTACAATATATACCCATCCCTGTGTTGAAAAATAACTCATTCTATTTTAATTACTATCTAATTAAATATAATATGTTTTTTTAAGAAATTAAACTATTCATAATAGCAAAACACATTGAAGTTCTTTGATGCATTTCATTAATTGGATTTGATGCGAAGAATTGAATAAGTGTTTTAATATTTTTCGAATCGTTACATTGGCACAAATAATAGTAGATATTAACAGATGTAATCATTTTAACTTTGTAAGTAGATACTTGTAGATTTCTAAGTTGAGCTAAATGATATTGGATAATCGGTGGAAACTGTTTATCAAGATCTTTGTTCATTTTATATCTACCGTATCTTGGATAATACGTAGTTGTCGATAGATAATAGCTATACAAAGTATCTTTAATTGTTGAAATAATAGTATGTATAAGATATGTTGGATCAATCTGTCTATTGTTATTATCTAGAGGTAGAATAATATTTGGAACATATGCATTAATATAATCCTTAACAGTATAATTATGTTTATTTTTCATATATACACTTAGAATATTCATCCAAGTATTTGGATGGCATGGATCCGTTTCTTCTCTGTGATTAATAATATCAGTCGAAACCTTGTATAATTTAACACTATTATCATGATTTCTTCTTTTAATAATAAGACCATAACTATATGGATTAGAATTGATATAACCTGTTGCGTTATCAATATTGTCGAATTCTTTTGGATAACCAATACCCAAGTTCTCGAAATCCTTAATATGAGTCAGATATAGATCATCATCGATAAGAGTATTTCTATTTTTTGTATTAACATGTACTAATACTTTATATTTTTCTCCAAAGACATTAGTGTAATTTATAATATGAATATTTTCATAATGCACAATAATAAATTCATAGGCCATATTGATATCAAGAAGTGATACAAACTTATTTCTAAGTATTTTTGACATATCACAACCATTCAAATTATTTTCATCAGATGTTAAAGTATTACTATAAATATTGTATAAAATTTCATCAAACATATTACCATGTGTTTTTGTTGGATGAGAGAATTTTGAACTGTTTGCATCAGGACAACTTGAAGTTCCGAAGTGCCATTCTCCATTATGATTATATACTGTAATCATTGTGCCGTCATATGCCTCATAACATTTATCAGTATCACTATAAATTTCAGTAACATATTTGTTTTGATCACATCTCGTAGGAATAGAATTTGCATAAGTTACTACAATATTATTATTATATGATTGAGTGAAATCAAGAACAATACTACGACATTGTTCGTATAATTCACGATATTCAAAAATTTCATTCATTTTATAATTGTTATGTAGAAGAACAATATCCAAACGATTTTTGAATTTCTTAACTTTAATATTGGGCCACAAATGATATTTTTTCAATACAATAATTAGACAATTAGCATATGTTTTATTATCATCATTAATACTATTATAAATATCATAAGTCTCTGAAATAATTTCTTTGACGTGTTTTGGGAAACTTGCAACTTGGAGATTTGAATTCATAATTAATCTTAACAATAGCTTAAAGTCTTATATCAATTTTTATTTTTCAACGCTATTTTTACAATATTTATCATACCATACTTGTCCTATGATTTTTGAAGCGTCTTCTCCTGTCATTTTATTTTGAATGATATTTTCACGCATTTTAAAAAAATATTCTAAATTATTATAATCAAATCCCTGATCTCTTGTTATCATTTCATAAAGCAATGGATATCGAGATTCAAATATTTCAATACGATCGATATTTCCTTTTAAGCTACCTATAATTTCTTCAAATTTCATTTTATTTCTATTTTCTTCAATATAAAGCATAATATCTTGAACAATATTTTTTATATCATTTGTTTCCATACCGTCTTTAACAAATTCATGGTCATCGGAAGTTTTTTGTCTTTTATCTTTATTCTTCATTTATATAACTCTTATATATTATTCTTTATATATTATTCTTATAAATATTAAAATGAGTACATAACTTTATAAATATAATTTAATTTGATTAACTTCAATAAAGTATCTAAAAAACGTAATTATGTACTCATTTTAATAATATCCTTTATAATATAATAGAGATCATAATGAAAAAAGAATTAGAATATGTTGAATTAAAATATGCTCAAGACTTACCTGTACCACCTCCTCCTAAAAACGCTGGTTTATATACTGGGGACGTTTTATTTGATAAAAAACCTTGGGGTAACAATTATATTATTCCATATGTAAATCCCGACGCTATATCATATAGTGCACAATTTTACGCAAGTCATCACATCCCATCTTATAATAGACCTGGTAATAATACAATATTTACCGACCAATATAAAAAATATAATAAAACCAATGATAATTACAACTTTAGTTGTCATGTTAACAATATTTTCGGTTGAGGTTTTTTAATCGTATCTTTATGTCTTCTAAGAAAATTACAAATATACATATATGTTTCGTCTACTTGCTCAAATGTTATACCTCCAGTAATCAATATACTACCACTTTCAAATAATGCACCAGTTACTTTTTTACAATTACTAATAGAAAGACCATCTCCTTTCCCATAACAATTAGTAGGACATTTGCATATACCATTCTTATTAATACTTAATTTATTCCAGAAATATTCTAATTTAACGCCTTGATATATACCTGGTTGAAAAGAACATTTATTATTATATTCATCACTTATAAACATTTTATGGATATCTTTTCTTTTTAATTCAAATCCTTTAGTCATTTCGGCATCAACATATACTTTAAAGTCTGTATTAATCATTCTTATTTTAAAATTTTGATATTTTAGATCATCAATATTAGTTTCAGTCGATATTATTTTATTAGAAATAGTTTCATAAATATTTCTAATATTTGCAATAATATTATTAACTATTATTTCCGTATGCTTGACATCTTTTATACCTGTTAATTGTATGTTACCATTTTTGAAAATTTTAACATTTGGAATATAATTATTATTGAACATATATATTATAGTTACTTGATTATCAAACCTATTTTTTTTTGCTTTATCTTTTTTACTTTTTCTACGCTTTTTTGGATATGTCCCTCTTGATATATCTTGACCATCTTTCATATACTGAATCCAAACAATACCTTCTTTGGAATCAAAACATTCTTCTTTTATTGAAATATTATCAAATAGCAAATTTAAATCTAAATTTAAATTTATACCAATATTTGCATTACATGTAATAGTAGAAATTCTATACGGCGAAAAGTAAATGTCTGACATTATTAATATTATATAAATACAATAGTCTTTATATCAATTTTTAATAATTTACATTGCTATTTTTTTGATAAGGTGATTTACAACAATTTATGTTATTACAATCACAAAAGTTGTATTTTAATTTACTACTATTATTATAAACCCAATTAAAATTTTGAAATTTTTTACTGGATTTTTGAAAAATTAGTTTACAAAGAGTTACAGAGGTTCCTTTTATTTTAATCATTTTAAAATTTAGATATCATATATCTATTTATAGTTATTATTTTTATATTAATTTATTTTTAATTTATTTTTAATTTATTTTTAATGTCATTGCAATTTCTTTGATTTTCTTTACCTTGGTTATCAATATTATCTGTTATATTTTTAATATATGATGTATTAACAATCTCGTAATTATACGTGGTTGTTATCATTGGTGGTAAATTCATTATATGTGTTTTATCATTTGTAATATGACTTTTTCTATATTCTTCAATTGATAAAGGACCATTAAATATTTTCAATAAAAATCTTGATGGTGCTGGTCTTATTGGCTTGGTACAACCGAAATGTTTACTTAACATTTGAATATAACTATTTATTTCCCACACTTTATCACTACCACAATGAGAAGAAAAATTATAAGCATTCGCACATTCTAAAGAACAAAAATTTCCGAACAAAACATAACTATCTGATTTAACATTATATTTATATGGCATACCATATGTTCGATTTTCTATAGGATGACAACACCAATAGCAATTGTTAACATTATTCAAAATTGTTTTACTATAATTACAGTATAACAAATATTCATTATTATTATCAGTATTTTGCAGATCATTACTCTGAATATTATTATAAGAATTAGATTCATTTAAATAACAACAATTCGGTTCATATGGTTTTGGTAATTCTATTTTATCGGTAGTAACATTATCATTATCAATATCTGTTATTGGTAACTGTAAAATAATATCTTCATTTTCTATAAGACTTATATCTTTTACTATTGTATTCATAAGATTTTTCTTGTTTTTTATTTCTATCGTATTATCATCTTGTTTTTTAGATTTTCTTGGCATTATATCATTAATAGTATATAAAGCTATATTATTTATATATGTTTTTAACAATATACATTTTCATATATTAAATATTATTTATATTTAATCAAAAAACTTTTTCATATATGAAATATTTTTTTTCATATCGGAACTTATTTTATCTAATGGATATTTACTTGAATGTGAAAATGTTTCCGTACTTGAAGGTTTGATACATTTTATTTTTATTTCTTTTATTTCTTTTGTAAGAGAACTAATTGTATCTGTTAAATATTTTATTATAAATCCTGCAAATATTATTATTATTAACGAGAATAAATCCATTCCTTATACTTATTTTTAAAGAATATAAAAAATTAAGAAAATTTTAACTGAGCACTACCATTTATTACAGATAATACATTTATTTCTCTTACAAAATATGATACTTTATATGTAACATCATATTCATATATTTCACCTAATATAGACTTTGTTATATTCTGAATATTATTGAAAACAGGGTCGTTATTATAACTCTTTGTTGTAAGCCTTATTGATGTTGAAATTTTGGAGTTATTATAAGATCCTGATGTATTATTTTTTTCTGGAAAAAGTGAAAAAGAATAACAATAAATACCAGTTCTTGGAATATTAGTATGATAATAATAAGGTTGAATATTATTATAATAATCTGCGTTATATTCCGCTCTTATAGTATCTTTTGTCCAAAAAATAGTCGCACTGTCTAATATTCCCATATTTTCCATATATGATGCTGAAGCAGTATAGTTTGTATAATCGTTGAAATTATCAATCGCGTCAGAACGCCTTATAATCCATATTATTTCTTTTATATGATTATTAGCATTATTTATTTCAGTAAGTAATGATGTTCTATTATCAATATCGCCTTGAGTAAATTTAACAGTATCTATTACATAATCTATAATATTATTGTCAATTAAAATATTAGCTCTTTCAACAGTATCCAAAAATACATATGTTAAATGTAATTTATTTCGAACATCATAATTTGTAGTTCTAGTAAAATTATCTATTGTAATTTTTGTACCATATAATTTTTTATAAAACATACTACTTACATACATACCCAATTTATCACTCCATACCTTATATAATCCTTCAAAACCTTTATCATTTGTATATACATCGACCGTTATTTCATTATTTGCTAATTTTAATAATGGTAATGCGAGTGATGGATTTCTTGTAAACCAAAAGTCAAGAGGAACCTGTATTTCACGCTCTTTTATACTTGGTTGAATAATGTCAGTTTTCGAGCTAACTGGATAGTTAATATTAAATAATTTATTATTTTTTACTGTAAATTTAGCTTGAAAACTATATGGTGCAATATATTCATTAACATTCCCAATTAACTTATTATATTGAATACCATCTTTATTTGTAAGCTCATTCCATATGTTCATCCATTCACCATATAATGATTCTATTTTGTTCCCATCAATTAAAAATTCAACCTTTTTAATATAATTAAAACCCAAATTTTCTACCCATCTGAATCGCATATTATTATCAGAGTATATATCAGGAATCATAAATGATAAATACATTTTTGTTAATAAATCAGCCAGTCTTTCAATTTTATAAGTCATTTTAGTTCCTTCTTTAAACCCTTTATTCGCATTATTTCGTGGTGCTATTTCAATTGATTCCATAGAAAAATTTGTGTGTTTTTTATAAACATATTTATAATAGTTAATACAAGGAGTATTTGTTATATATTCGTCCATTTGACCAGTTAATACCAGTTGCATTAAACCCCCCCCCATTTTTATTATATTAATTACTTTAATTATATCTTATATATTATATCTTACTAATAAATTTTTCTAAATTAGCATATGTGCGTTGATTGCTAAATTCAGATACCTTATTATCTGTATTTTGATCAATTAATAATATTGTTGGAAATCCTGAAATTTCAAATTTATTAATTCTATCTTTGGCATCTTCTAAATTATATTTTTTAAAAGAACATTTATCAGAATAATTTGATTTTAATTTTTCCCATACACCCGATTCATCAAAACTTTTACAGTGACCACATCCATTCATACGATAATATTCAAGAGAATATTTTTTATCTCCGGTGAAAAATTTTTCACAAATATTGCTGCTATTTAATAGTAAAACTACTAATACTAAAACAAAAGTTGCAAATATTGCATATTCAATACTTAAATTTTTTTTCGCCATTGTTCTTTCTAAAATAATATTAGATAATATTTTTGTTTTTACAACAAGGTGTATTAAGAACCAAATTATAGAAACCGTTTCCATATTTTGTAATAAAATCATTATATATTTTTTCTTTAACTAGCAAAATTCTGCAATCAATTTTATCATAATCTATATTATCTTCAATATCTACAATATGAACAGAATTATCATTTTGTTCTAGCAAATACTTATAAATCTTTGAATGATATTTATATATAATTAATGTGCGATATATCAATTGATTTTTGTAAATTTCTTCAAGATTATTTACAAAATCATAAAATGCTTCAAGCTGTTTGATAGCAAATGTCATTTTATATATATATTTATTTTCGCCTTATGTATTTAATTATATAAGATTATTTATATTTTATATTATATAATGAATGATAGTATTAATAAAATAGACATATCTTATTTTGAGTGTAAATACAAAGAAGACTCAAAAATACCAGAAAAAATCGATAACAAAGCAATAGAATTAAAAACAAAATATAATTGTTTGAATTCATTTTATGATCCTAAAATGATGTGGGTTAAAAAAAATAATATTAAAAAAGATAAAAATATTATTCCGAAAAGTAGATTTCATATAATAATTCCAGATTTCAATGAAGATTCAATACTAAAAAGAAAATTAACGGGATTATTAAATAAATTAACTCCAAAAAACAAAGCAATAATTTACGATAGTATTAATGAAATAATTAATGCTAATTCATCAAATAAAGATAAAATTTTTGATATAATATGGGATTATATTAAATCCAATGATAATGATTTATATAGTAATATTTTAGCATTTTTTAACGATAACTATTTGAAAGAAAAAATTAACGAAAAATGGAATAATTATATTAATAATAAAGAATGGAACCCTCCCAATAAAATATATGATAATAATATACTTCTACTAAACGATGAGTATGACTTATATTGTGATTATGTAAAATGGAAAAAAAAAATTAATAATTTAAACAATTTATGGATTAAATTTAAAATGAATGAAATTAATATTTTACAAGATGAAATATATAATCACGCATCTAAAATACTAGCTGAAAATACAGTATATAAACATATATTGGATATTTTTTTAGAACAACTTTATAAAATTTTAACCGAAACAAAAAATAAAGAAATTATTGATAAAATTAAATCTATTGATATTCAAAGATTTAATAACTCAACTAAATTTTTACTGTATAATTTTTATGATTTATAAAATAAATAATATCTATATTATAATATAGAGTAAGAAACGTTAATAAATATGAGGGAAGATAACAATCTATCTTTTTACAGTAGCTTAATAATACAAATGATTTTCGTTATTTTATTGGTAATAATATATGCTTATTTACACAAGCTTGAAAATATAGGTTGCGAATGTTCTGAACACCCTAATAAAGATTTTATCAAAAATTTCACTATACTTGCTTTAGTGTATTTCCTTGTAACCGCTTTTATATCGCTAAAATCTATAGCTAAAAATATGGGTGGAGTTGTTGTTCAATTATTAGCTATTGCAACCTTTGTATTCTTCTTATTGTTTGTTGTATATATATACTATGCATTCGATTATGTAAGATACTTAACTAATGAAAAATGTAAATGTTCCGAAGACATGTCAAGAGATGTTATTGCAGTTGGAACAATGATATCTTTATTCTTATTCTTAACCTTATTATTTACTATAATAATTATCCCAATATTAATAAGCACATTAAGCAATCTTCTTGATAGAATAGAAGACTTTGAATCTGAAGTTGAACAAACTATCCGTAACCCAATGCGTACTTTTAAATCAACCCCTGATAGAATCGCAAGATCTGTAAAAGAAGTGGGTCGTTTTGTAAAGAAAAGCGCTAAAAAAATGACTAATGTTCGCAGAAAAAAATAATTAATTTATAATTTTTATATTAACTTTTTATTAAATATTTAAAGTTCTTGTTTCACCCTTGTTTTTACCACTTTTTCTTAATATTTGTATATCTGCGGTATCTTCAATTATAGATGTTATTTCTTCATCACTAACTGATAAAGTTTCAATTCTATTATCAATATCATCTTCTACTGATATATTACTGTGAACATTCTTAATTATATTATCTACATCATATGTTGATTTATTATATTGGGGTGTTTCTTGAAATCTCGAAGACATTTCTTGTTGTGTTGGTTCGCTATTTAAAGAACCAAATAAATTACTTACCATACCAAATAATCCCATATCACTTCCACCCAATCCTGAACTATTTGAATTTGCCTGTGGTATATTCATATTGCCAATATTTGAAGATTTAGGAGAGTTCCCCCCACCCATCATATATTGTTTTGCAGCTGCACTTTGAAACTGTTTCATTAATTCGGGATCAGATTTAAGTACATTCTCTACATCGGGCATAGGTTGTTCTTTGAACATTCTACTTGTTAAATGAAACATAAATGCGCTTCCAGATAGTGACATGAATAACCTTAATTCTGGTGCCATTTTCTTTCCTGATGCCTTATATTTAGAATGTAATTCCTCAAAAATATCATCAAAATCATTAATGTTTTCATTTACTTGTTCTGACCATCCATCAAGTTTAACAAAAAAAGGATCATAACGAGTATTCATATATTCTGCACCTGACACAAAAGCCATCAACATTTTTTGTTGAAATCTAACACTCCCATCAAGCTCCTTTTCACGCACTACACGATTATATTCAGATTTCATTTCATCTACATCAGAATTCATGTTAAATTTAAATGGTAATTTGAATCCTTTCGATTCTAATCTTTCTAATTGATAAATAATTTCACGTTTTTCATTTATTTCATTCCTGATAATTTCCTTAGGACTCATGTGTTTTTTTCTTATAACTCTACTTTCATCACTTCCTGTTGTAGATCCTGATTCTTGACTTCCACTTTTACTTGATACTGATTCATTTGTGTCTGTATTTTCACCCCCTCGACTTATACTACTTGTATTACTTGCTGCGCTACTACCACTTTCTGATGTATCAATATCTTCTCCTTTATTTTTTTTTTTATTTTTATATATATTATTCATATTTTTCATATACTTCGCTTTATCATATTTACTATTTGACATTGAAGAACTAGCTTTAGAAGAACGAGAAGACATAGATATTACATCATCGCTTATTTTTTGCTTATTAAATAATCCTTCATTTAAAAAAGATTCTTTTGAACTAAAATTATCTCTTTTATTACCACCATTATTTGGTATATTAAAATTAAAAGAATTACTATTAAAACTTTCTTTATTTAATTCTATTAGATCGTCGCCTTTATTATTTAAATTCGATATTAATGACATGTTATATATTATTTGGTATTTAAATGTTTATATATTTACAATAATTTATATATATACATAAAAACGCATAATTTATTTTAATATAATATATTATAATTATCTAAAGATTCGTTTTTAATATTTGATCTAATATATGCTACAGCCTGTAAACAAGCGTCACTCAAGTCATCTTTTTTCTTATTACTTTTAAATATCTCTGATAAGATATTATTATCTTTAATATAATTTTCACAAATTACAATACTCAGTTTTTTATTATACTGATATTTACTTTTTTTGAAATTTTTAGAATTTTTAGCTGTATTAATATTATCCTCAATTTTAATATCAGGAATATATTCATGTGTTTTTGTTTTGAGAGATGCGTTTACCAACACAACATTTAAAACATCATTATCCCAGTGTTTAATTAAATTAAAATAATTATATATTATATGTTGTATAGTTTTCATAATACCATTTAAATTAGATGGTTGATTTTCAATTAATACATAATCTATTTTTTCATAACCTTTTTCTTTAATAAAACCTACTATATGATCCATTTCATAGTAAACACGCTCAGATATATCATCTATACCTTTCAATTCTTTTTTACTATTAGCAATTGCAATAATACGCCAGTCTAATATTTCTATTTTATCAGTTTTTTTTAAAACGCATAGTGCTAGATTTTTAATTCCAATATCAAAACTTATATATATCATTTATATTATTAATAATTCTAATTCTTAATACTTTTTTGTATTGAAGATACAATTGTTTTATTAAACTCTTTAATATTATGATGTTTTATTAATACACTTAAATCTCTCCAAAAAGTATCATTAATATAACCACAATTATAATTATTTATATTTTTATGTTTTTTATATAACCACTTATACAATTTTTCTTGCTTTTCTGGTTTGGACAATTGTTTAATATTATGCATTTTTTTTGAAAAAGTTAGTTTTAATATGAAATTTTTTAGTTCTTTACACTTGAAATATTCGTTAGAAATACCATCCCATATATTATTAAATTTTATATAATTATAACTGGGACATAATATAAAATTATCTTGGTAATCTATAAATGTAGGATTATTATCTATTATTAATAATCTCTTACTAATATCATATGATTTTTCTATTTTCATAGATTTTAATAATATAGGCATAATTTTTTTAACAGATTTTTTTATCATTCCATTTTTATCAATTATACAATTATCGCGTGTGAATATTGGTCTGTTAAATTTAATATTATTTTGTTTTTCTATTATTGCTATTTCTTTATTTGCCCAAGTTTTTTCAGATGCTGTAAATACATAAATAAAATTATTTGGATATATCTTTTTTATTGTTTCAAAAAACTTTAAAAAATACGGTCTTATTAATAATGAGTCGGAATTATAACTATTATTTAGTATTTTATCACATTCTGTTTTGCTTTTAGAAAAATTAGGTGATGATTTTATATTTCGCCTAAGTATATCCTGAATATTGTATAAATCACATTGATAACTACAGTCTCCTATTATAGTACCATCTAAATCTAAAATAATTACAAATGGTTCCATAATCAAACTACTATTATAAATATATATATTTATTATATAATAGAAATCCAATGAATAATCATTCAATAATAGATAGTAATTATCACAGACAATTCTATTTTCAACAAGGAAACGCATTTACAAGAAATACTTTATCTGAAAGTAGACTTTCGAATAAAATAACAATAAAAAATTTAAATGAAATCGATAATGATGATTTTCCTTCATCTAAGGGTAATATATATATTAAAAAATTTATTAAATATTATATTAAAAATAAATACTCAATTGAAAATCGTTCTAAATACTATAAATATATCTTTAATAAACTTAAAAATATTAATGAGCTTTCATGTTTGGAGCCAAAAAAATTTTATCGAGGTAATAAATTATATAATGGATATAGTATTTTAAATACTATAAATTTAGAAAAACAAATTGGTACAAATAGCAGATACGGTTCCATTTATATAACATCAATTAAAAAAACACTTGGTAAATATCCTATTGCTTCTAAAGTTATGAAAATAAATAAATCTAACTCTTTTGAAAATGAAGTAAATAATATTATAACGAATAATATACTGAGTAAAAGATTATCTAAACATTTTGTATTTACATATAAGTCTTTTATGTGTACCAAAGTTAAAGAAAATGTACCTAAAATTATAAAAAACGAACTTTATTATATAATTTTAAACGAATTAGCTCACGGTGATTTAAAGCAATTAGTTAAAATGAAAACATTTGTTACGGATGATTTATTGATATATAATGTATTAATACAAACAATATTATCTATAATGTCATTTCATTATATGGGATATTCACACAATGATTGTCATTATGGTAATTTTTTATACCATCGAAATAAAGAAGAAGGGTACTACCATTATAAAATAAATGGTGTTAGTTATTATTTAAAAAGTTGTAAATACAATATAATGATATTTGATTTTGGATTTTCTAAAAAAATAAATATGGATAATCTCAATAATAATATGATTGAAGATTATTTAAGAATATTTCACGCATTTCCAAATAAAAAAAAACTTAAAGAAGCTTGGGCATATTATCCTAAATATCCATCAGATGAATTTTCCGATTATGTTATTTATTTAAAAAATAGATTAGAAGGATTAACAAGAGCTGATTTAACTAAAATGAAAAATATTGATACACTTGTAACTGATATAATATTACCACGTTTAGAAGAAGCACCTGAAAAAATTTTTACTAAAATTAAACCTAAATGTAAAATATTAAATAAATCACCTTTCATTATCGATAAATTTTTGCACAATAGCTTGTTCACTTAATATTAATATTCTTCGCTTTTCTATATATTTTATCATACTTTCAAATCCAGCATAAAGTAAGTTTATAAAAACATCATCATGTAATTTGATAATTAAACTTTTATTTATAAGTTCTATATTAATAATAGGAATATCTGGGACATTATCTGGTATATAATAATAATCAATTTTATTTTCTTCAATTAATTCACTTAGAACAACTTTAGTTCTTGACTTTTCGTATAATTTCATTATCTGTTTTATTATAAACATAAAATTAAGTTTGGGTTTTTCATAATAAGAATTTTCAATATCTTTTTCATGATATGCTCTATACAATATCATTCCGAGAACATTATGCATTGGTACATTTTCAAATACCTTTATAGGGAAATTATTAGTTAATCCACCATCATAATAATAATCATCATTTATTTTTACAGGTTTAAATAACAGTGGTATTGACATTGATGCTGCACATGCTTTAAATACACATATATCAGGTGTAGTTTCTATGTTAAATATTTTATTTTTACATGTATATATATTTGTAGTAGATACATAATAATTGATTCCAAATCTTTTAGATAAATAAGAAAAAGTAATATCATTTTCAATATCGGGGTATTTTTGTTTTACTATATATTTTAAATGATCTGTTAAAATATCAATATCGGATAATCCGAACTCTGTAATTATATTAATACATTTTTTAAATGATATATTACATAATTTCTTATCATATTTTCCTTTATTTATACATTCTTCAATTTCTTCAATTGTTAGTCTTAATGCTATCGCTAACCCTATAATAGATCCTATTGAAGTCCCTGCAATATGTGTTATATTTTTATGTAAATTTTCTAAATATAAATATCTTAATGCACCTACGAACATAATTCCTCTCATACCGCCACCAGACAAAACTAAATGGGTTATTTTGATATCACTCATAATTAATAATAATTATACGAATACTTATATATTTGATTTATATTCACTAACATTAATATTATAATATTTAAGAGCTTCTAATGCTGCATTATTTTCAGCTTCTTTTTTATTTTTTCCTGTAGATGTTGATATAATTGCCCCATTTCTGTCTTTCACACAATATGTAAATATCTTGAAATTATCACGTGTTACAACACTCAGTTCTTTAAATTGAGGCATATCTTGTAAATAATGTTGCATATGTGAAACCAACATATCCTTATAATTATTTTTAACCATTATTAATTCACTAAAATCAATATAATTTTCAATAATATAAATTATCCAACTTTCAACAATATAATATCCTATACCTGAATATGGTGTTATATTCATATCATTTGGCATTATTACATCATCTTCTATTGTTTGAAAGTCTAAATATAGTGCTCCAATAAAAGCTTCAAAAATATCTTCCATTATTTTATAATTATTTCTACCATTAGCATCTTCAACTTGTTTTGATATAATTGCAAACTTCGGAAATCCAATTTTATCAGATAAATATCCCAACATTTTACCATTAACTATTTTTGTTCTAATTTTTGATAGAAACCCTTCGTTTTGATCTGGAAACCTATTATATAGATAGCAAGCTACAATCATTCCTAATAATGAATCTCCAAGAAATTCTAATCTTTCATAAGAAACATCTTGAAGCGGCAAACAATCACTCGGGCATTTTAAATTACTTTTATCAAAATCGGTATTTTTCATAGTACAATATGATTTATGAACAAATGCTACGCGATATAAATTTATATTTTTATATTTTATTGTTTTTAAACCATTATTGTCAAATAAGCTTCTTAAATTGATATCTTCTAATAAAATATTTTTACTATTATAAGGTAAGTTTTCACTATCAAGTTCTTTTGTTTTATTATGAATATTATCAATACGCTTCATTGTTTAATAACTAATATCAAAAATATCTATATATCATTTTTTTCTTTATACACATAAAGATATACATATAAATATTAATAGTATATTTCTTTTAAATAGAATAACATAATAAATGAGTTATATTATCAATGAAGGTATAGCACCGACAATACAACTCGACTCAGTTGGAATAGGTTTACAACATGACTCGATTGGAAATGCAATGAATGTTGATAATCTTGATTTAAATAATGATGAATATTTGGTTGTTGGTGAAAAAAATTTTCAACTAGGACAAGGTCCAGATCATGATATGAAAAATACGAAATGGAGTTTTTTAATAAATCAGCAAGGTGTCGCTATTAATACATCTAGATCTGCAAGTTCAAATTTTTTAACCCCTGATACTTCATTATTTGTTGATGATAATATTCATTGTACAGGTATTATCAAAGCTGCAGGTTTAGAATTAAACAATATTACTTTAGACAGTGATCCGTTAACAAGTAGCTTAATTAGAGATTTTATTATAAGTGCCAATAATATATCGGTAAATCAACCATTTCAAACAGGAACGCATACAAACTATGAAGACGTGTTTGAAGAAAATTATTTAGTTAAAAATGTTTTTACAACTAGTTTTATAACATTGGGTGGATTTGTTGATACTTATGAAAATACACATCCTTTAAATATTGTTTCAACTGCAAATAATAAATTTAATAGTATGCATGTTGCAATACGTAATGATACGAATAATGGCGAAGAATCTTGTAAATTTGCTATAGGGATAATTGGTGGTTCAAACATATCACCAGCTATTATATCGACAACAAAAGGGACACCTCTTGAATTTCATGTAAGTAAATCATCTTCAGTAATTGATGATATATATGGTGATAGTGCAGTACCTAATTATACATCCGATCGACCAGAACAATTTCCAGCTATGGCAATTGATGATAAAAATAATGTAGCTATTGGTATTAATAAAACAAGTTCTAAAGAATACAAAAAAAAAACATTATTTGATGGTAATGTAACTACAGCAGTTATTAACGAATATGTAAAATTAGAAGTTAAAGGTACTTCTTGTTTTGATGATGTTTTAGTTTATGATTATGATACAAAATCACACAAATCTCTTGATGAAATTTATATTAGAAAAATTGGTACTGGTGTAATAAACAGTACGCAAATTGAAGAAGGTGATTTTCTTGGTGGGCACTATAATTTTAATAATATTACTGTGAATGATGTTTTAAGTGCAAAAGATTTTAATGTTCTTAATAATGTAAATATTCAAAATGAATTAAAAACTGATAAACTTCAGGTTGTGGATGTTGCAAATTTCTCAGGTGTAGTACAATTTGAAAATAGTGTTTATTTCAATAATTCAGAGCAAGTATCTATAAGAAAATTAAAAGTAAGTGATGATATATTTATCGGTAATAAAAAAATAATACCAATCGATATAGATGATCCATCGACGGGATTTGGAACATATAGTAGAAATGAAGATGGTAGCAATTTCTTCTTTACATATGTTCATAGCAATATTGCAACATTAGACGCAAATTGTAATATCAGTTTTCCTAAAAAAATGGCTATCGGATTAACAGAAAACGATAGTTTTGAAGGCGTACTAAATGTCATTAAAAGCGACGATTCAACAAGTAATAACTTTGACATAACTCTTAAAAGTAAAATTATGAACAAAAACTATTATGCTAATATTGGTCGTTTATCAAGATTAGATACAATTGATAATAGTTTGATTATTAATACTAACAAAGTTGAGAACCGTGAAAATAATATTTATTTTTATCCTGAAACCAATATGTCTGAATTAACAAGCAATTATTTTTTGCCTAATATAAAAAATACACCACCTATATTATCATTAAAAAAAGGTAGTGTAAGTATTAATAAGCTAGCTGCTCGTCAAGGATTCGAATTAGATATAAATGGAAAAACCACCGCTAACGAATATCATATGACAATTGGTAATGAAATGCATAAAATAGGATCTTTTATAAGTCAACAAAAAAATTATTTTAATTTATCTGATTATTCTACCGATAAATTTTGTATAAATTATAATACCGTAACTGCTAATGCTACAAATATGAAGGGATTAAATGTTAAAAAAGGTATTAATGCAGATGAATATTATAAAAATGATAAAATAATTGAAACTCTTCAAAATGCTAATGAACCTAATGAATTTTATACAAATAAGAAAATATCTATTGGGTGGCAAGGTGAAGATATTAAGGTACCTTTACAAATTAGAAATTTAACTACGGAAGATTATAATTATTCAGTGATAAGAATATATAGAGGAATACGTGGTGGTGGATTAAAAAATAATTCTGATTATAGTGGTATTGATTTTTGTGAATATGATAGAGATTTAAATAGTGATAGAAATGCTGAAAGATGGTTTTTATATAAAAATCATACACATAATGATGTTGATTCAAGAAATGTTAAACGTGTTGGGCCACTACAAATAGGTTATATTGACAAAGATATTAAACCATCAACTTATGGTATGTCATTTTATTATAATACCACAAACTCGAAATATCATATAGACGTAAATAACCCCGATGTATCTCATATTGATAATGATGCTGCAATGTCAATATATGGTGATCTCGAAGTACATGGAGATATTAAAATTTTAGATTATAATGGATGTAATTTTAATTTTAAGTTGCAGAATATTTCTTCACTTTTAGAAATAACAAAATATATTAAAACTGTTGAAACATATGGTGATATCATGTCTGATGATCAGTTATCAGAATATGAAAGTAATGATATTACTTATATTGGTCATAATTTAATTTATAGGCCTGGTAAAAGTGTTATTGTTGATTCAGTATTTAATTCAAATATACCATTCGTAGTTAAACAAGATAATTCCAATCTTGCTACATCAAAATTTATAACTTATGCTGATAATTCATTGGAATGTTCATCTTCTATTGAACTTGCAATTTATGGAAGTAATTTGAAAATATCTGATGATAATTTTGAAAAAGATAGCAATATTAATAATATGATTAAATTCAATCTATCAACAAATGATGCTAAAACAACTAATTTTGATATGAGTTTCTTTCATAAAGATATTTACGAAAGATTTTATACTTTTAAAAATAGATTAGATGAATATGATAATATTATAAGTTCATCTACACACGTTGGAATGGGAAAAAATATTGATAATAATAGTAATATCGCATTTCATATTGACGATAATAGTAAGTTTGGTCTACAAATTACAAACGATAGATCGCCTTCTATAAATTTATTACACACAGGTGGATCAGCCGATATATATCATACAATGCGTGGTGGTAGTTATGATAACAATTATAGATATAGTATTGATGTCGCAAATACAAGTGAATATAATGAACCTAATTCTAAAGAAGTTTTTATTATTGACGCATTTTATGATAATAAAATTAGAAAAGGTGCCAGATTTGGTTTTAATGATACTGAATTGAATGAATCATTTGCTATCAAAACTGACTATGATACAAATGCAATGTCTATTACAAGTAGATATTCTTTTGGTCACATATTCGATAGTAAAGTAACTATTTTACCAAAAAATACTCAATTACTAAAAGAAAAAGACAATTGGAATGATGCTGAAAAATCATATTCTGCAATATTTAATTATAATATTACTGATTTCCCTATTATTGATGATAATAATAATCCTATTTCGGAAGCTAATAAAAATGATCCAACTTTTACATTTGCTACAGATGTATCATTAGAAAGTAATTTTAGTTATAAAACAATCCATTCAAATTTAACTATTTCTTATAATTCATCTAATTTGAATTATGATACTAAATCTTTCAATGATCCATTGGTTGGTGTTGATACAACACAAATCGATTTAGTTAAAACATCATTACAATATGATACAAATATTTATAATATAGAACCTGAAATAATTCTTTCAAATCATGATATAATATCTGATGATATGGTTAATTCTACACATTTAATAGAATTTACAATAACAAGTAATATTGATTTGATAAATGATATCGCATCTAATTACGAGTTTAATTATGTATATAAATTAATTTCAGATATCCCTGATGATATAGATTGTAATATTACATATTATACGAATTATAGCACTGCTATTGACCCTGTCACAAATAGAAATATGATATATATCAGTAATATAATTTATACAGATATATTGCCTTTTGACAATGACCAATATTATTTAGAATATATTGATAATAACGTAATTCAAGAATCTTTGGGTGATAACGGATTATACAATGATGTATATTTAGAATCAGAAACAAGTAATATTTTAAGAATAAATTCAAATTTAGATTTTACAGGAAAATTTATTGCAGAACGTGATAATTTTATTAAGTATAAGACAAGTAATATATTACCTATTTCATTTGTAAATCCTTCATCGTCGGAAAATTTGATTGATTATATGTATTCTACGGTTATTGATGAAAACGATAATTCTAATATATATATTACAACATCAAATTATGTAATATATAATAATGTTAATAGTATACCACGTGATACTGAATTAGAACAAATTTCTATAACTCCTATTAATTTTCAAGATACATTTAATATTTTAGGTAATAATATTACAAATCAATTATATATTACAGAGTATTTTAACAAACTCGAAGATACTCAAGAAGAAAATTATTTGATAGAAATTAAAAATTATAATTATAAAAATTATAAACCTCATATTACTCTAAAAAATGAAATAGATACTATCGATATTATTGAAGGGCATGAAATTTACAGTTATGATGGAAATTTTGAAATTAAATATGTTAATAGTCAAACAAATAGCACATGGGTTCCTTTTAAAATAGATTCAGATGGCAATGCGACAATTAGAGGTGGTATTAGTTTTAGTGGTGATATGAATTTTGATGGTAAAATATATGATTCAAATGGTAATGATTTAATTGAAATTTTAAATAATAATTATTACAAAGAATATGAAATAAATTCGAGTAATATACATTTTAATTCATATGGATCCAATGGTTTGGAAATTAATGCTCGGGTTATCGAAAATCATGATGATTATAAATTTTTATATGTGAGAGATTTTTCCGACAATGAAACATTTGATAATGTCATGGTATTACATAAGCCCGATTCAGAATATCCTACGTATAAATTAGATTTATACGGAGATATTGATACATCTAATGGTATATTGAGAGTTGAAGGGCGTGATATAATAAACGATACATGTAATTATATTACACAATCAAGTAACTATATTTCAAAGAGAATTACACATTTGAATACAGATAATATTACAGAAGAACCTAATTCGCAAAAAAAATTTATTATTGATAATGAATATAATAATAATTTATTAGTAAATGGTAATTTAACAATTAATAGCAATTTAATTGTTTTGGGTGAAAAA